TTTTTTTTTTTTTGTAAGACGAATATAACTACGCTGATATTAATCAAGGCCTTTTAGTTAAACTTAAGCAGCCACTCTACGTGGCGTTCGTTGTAATCATTCGCATAATAATCTGTCATATCCGGGTGGAGAAGTCCATCTTCTCTATCACGCTGGATAGCATCATTTAATGCTTTAAGTCCTTTTTCGTAGGTATCTCGTCCATGATGAAATAATTCTTGCAGGTAATTTTCTTCAATGAGACTCTTCATCATCTCAACTCTGGGATGTCCTTTGCGCTGCCAATTCACTATGCCTGCAATTGTTTCCATTTCAATAGGCGCGCGTATTTTTGTTGAGTCTCCTGGTTCTGGGGTCCATTTCCGTTTAAGGAAAGTCACCTCGTCCTTCAGCTGTCTATAATCATAGTCTTCACCGTTCTTAGATTCTGGTGTTATGACAATCAAGTACTGAGCAAACCAATCTCGCATAGTCCGGAAGGTAATAATCTCTTCCAATAGTGGATGTATCGATAAAACGAAATCATCTCCATAGACTAAAATTTCCATCATTGCCATTAATTGGTTGATAGAATAATTGTATCCTGCTTTGTCTGTCAAGTCTTTTACACACATTATCAAATACTGAATGTTGACACATGAATTCAAGGGTGCTGTGACGGGTATTCCTGATGGTATTCCTTGGGCTTTCCGGTATAATAAATTCCGGCATACGACATAAGTGTGGATGAATAGATAAACTAATCCCATTCTTACTTTACGCCCTACTGGATCTGGTCTCCCTGATTTTTTGTCGTATATATCTGAGATAGCGTCCGCCGCGTTAAGCATGCATTCACCATCCGCCTGGCTGTCGAAAGATTTGAAATCTGCAGCTATGCATTTTCCTCCCCATTTGTTCATTCTGTCATACAATACGGTCCATTGCGGTCCATATGCATCAACTCCAATAGCTAACGGGATTCGGGTGCATGCTGAAACTGAAGCTGCCAAGAAAGCTCCAAAATAGCGTCGGGTTAAGATTGTAATACTCATTGCCAAGGTCATAAATAGCCTCACTTTCGCGATAGCCACTTTAGTCAAAGGCAAAGTCTCATCCTTCATAGATGACGACGCCGGCGAAAAGACTTCACGTCCTTCCTTCAAATCATTTTCAATTCGTTCGAGATCTTGCAATAGGTACTTTCCTCGATTAGTCACTTGCCCAACTCCTGTTGGTTTATGTTCCTCATCTCTGACTTCCCACTTCTGCTCGCTCTCAGGCAATTCCTTGCCTTGTTTGTCTTTGAAAACAGTCCTTCTCACGAAAGCATGCTTTCCTTGGTGACCATCCG